ATCGTAGTAGAGCTACCATTTTACTAGACTGCGTCCTCGCCTAAATCAGTATGTTGGAGCTACGAACTGAATTTGAAACTGAAAAACAACCCCCAGAACAAAAGCTTTGGAGAGCGGTTCTGCAGCGGGCTTTCGAAGATGTTATTTATCCTGGAGTCGAGCGTTCGCTCGTGGTTTTTAAATATAAAGCTCATTTATGGTTTACTAGCAGACAGATTGATTTTGACCTTGTTTGTAGTCTCGCTGGCTATGATGGTACTTATATACAAGACGCTTATTTACGGATGGTAGATAAGGAACAAATTTTTTTTACCAATGATCAAATAGAATATATCAACTGGCGTAGGAGCTATAATGAAAAAAGAGGGATTAGATTCTAAAAAGCTTAAAGCTTCTAAATTTTACACGAAAATATGCACTAGGTGTGGTGTTACGAAGAAAGTAAATGATTTTCATTGGAAGGTGTTAGATAAAAGACTAAGTGCGGAATGTTCTGTTTGTGCAATTGACCGTGATAATAATAGATACAGTGCATCAATACATACGTATATTAAAATGTTAATTAAAAATAAAATTTCAGACTGTAAAAGAGGTAAGCGTAATAAATTTATCAGCTTAAATCACTTTTCTTTTTTCAAGATATGGAAGGATCAATTCTCTAAGTTCGGTGTCCATTGTCCATATTCAGGTGTTGAAATGACTCATCAACGTGGAGAGGGTAAGATAAGTACAAATGCATCTATCGACAGGTTTGATTCTTCGTTGGGCTACATACCAGGTAACGTGGTTTTCTGCACCAATCTTACAAATAGTATGAAATTAGATATGGATTTTGAGGATTTCTTGATTCAATGCCAAATAATAGTGGCTAACAAGGTTGACCATTCGAAGATAAGGGAGTATATGCAGAACCTTCAAGGTCTCCGGACGACGGATCATGGCCCCGAAGATGAATGAACTTGGGGCCTGATCTCTCT